TTTCATTCATTTCACTATCTGTAAATTCACCGTGTAATAAATAAATGTTTGGTAAATCCTTAGAATTAACTGTTTTTCTGATTTGTTTAATTCTTTTAAGAATTTCTTCTCGATCAACATATGAGGCGCCAGCCAATATTGATGCTTTTAAAATTAAGGCTGGTTTTTGTTTTTTATTTTTAAATACCTCATAGAATGCTTTAATTAGTAAACCTACATTTTTTCTGTCTTCTCCGATGTCTCCTTGTAACCAGTGCCCTACAAATAAATAAGCAAATGATTCAGGGATAGAATTTATAGAATTAAATAAATCGTTTTTAGCATGTATTTCTATAAGTTTGTAAATATTTAAATCTACACCTTCAAATAAAACCTCTACTGGTTTTTTAAGAGCAATTGTTCTTACAACTTGATTTGTTTGTTGATTTCTTTCTTCAAATTTAGCATTTAAAAATACATCTTTAGTATGTTTTGAAGATACAATATTCAAATTCATTCTATTCAACCCATCAACCCAAGTAGGATTACAAACTGTAGTTTCAATGCCTGCTGTAAATCCAATATTAAATTTTCCTACTGGTTGGAATTCGTTTGGGATTGTTACTTGAGCCCAAATTTCAGGTTGACGTGGGATCTGGCCATTTGGTAAAATGTGTTTAGTTAAAAACTCCCATTCGGGATTATCTTGAATAAATCCCCAAGGTGTTCCTCCCCATCTTTGAGGTAATATTTTTATATCGTACTTATCTAATTCAATTATAGCTTTTACTAAATCACGGCTACGATTCCCATAACCAGAATATGTGTCTATAGGGCAACTAATTATAAATAATGGCTTCATTAATATATTATTTTATGGTTTATAACTCTATTTGGGTGTGTATTTGCGTTGATTAATTCGAATTTCTCTCTAGGTTGCCAAGTAGCAAATAATTCATCAAAAGCATTTATTACTCTTTCACCTTGAATTTCACTTGTAAAACCAGCTTCTTGACTTAAAGCCCATTCTCTACCTTTTAATCCTTTAGCTTTACGTTCTTCTTTACTTAAATTATATATTACTTTTATTTGTTTAGCAGCGTCTTCAGCACTACATAAATCATCCCAAATATATGGAGTTAATGGAGAACCTACAAGATTTCTACTAGTTGGGTAAACTGGGAAAGCCCACTCGCCGTGTTTTTTAATTGTACCTCTATGATTAGAAGGAAAATCAGCATCAAAGTCAATCCATTCACCATTCTCAAATTCAAAACGCATTTGGTCTTGCATACCACCTGTTACATTAGCTATAATAGGATTACCTACTAATAATGCTTCTGTTAATGATAAGCCCCACCCTTCATTTGATGTCAATAAAATTTGAGCATCTGAGCTGTTATAAAGTAAATTCATTTGTTCAGGAGAAAGAGGCATACTAGAAAATATGATATTATACTTATCATCATCTAGTAATAATTCTCTAACTGCTTCTAGGTCAGTACCTGCATCGTCTATCACTGCTGTGTGTAATACAAAAGCACATTTTTTAGCTTGTTCATCAGATAATGAATCAATAAATAATTTATACGCTAATAAAGAATCAGGAATTTGTTTACGACGAATATTTCTAGAGTTAAAAAATAAAACAAAATCGTATTTTTTATTTCCAAATAATTGTTTTTTAAATTCTATAAGTTGAGAATTTTCTTGTTCTAATGGCTTAAATATTTCGTGATTTAATCCGTGAGGAACATATTTTATAATTCTATTTTTTGCTTTATTGCCCAAAACAAGTTTATTAATATTTACTGTTTGTTTTGAAATCCCCATTAACAAGTCGCATGCTTCATAAAATGCTTTATTATAATGAGGGGCAGGATAATCATCCCAAATATTTAAATATGCTATTGGGATACGCTTTCTAATTTCATTTTCAATTTGAAATAACCAAATAAAATAACGAGGATCAGTAACCAACATTATAGCATCTGGTTTTTCTATTTGAATAAGTTGGCGGATCATTTCAGGATTCCCATACCCAGTAACAGGGTATAAAAATACAGAGCTATCAGTTAATCCTGTAAGTTCATTAGTATTAGGGGATAAATCAAATCTTTTACCTTCATCGGGATGATTAATTGCTCCTCCAATATTAACCCAATTAAAGTGTTGGGCTGTGTGGAGAACAATTTCTTTAGCTACAGTAGCTATCCCCGAATGCACACGAATATCATCGCATATTAAAAGAATTTTTTTTCTTTTTTCGGGGGGGAGATATTTAAAACTATTATTCATAAAAACTTTTTAAAATGTTGTGATTGTAATATATTATCTATTTTTTATATCTCCAAATATAATTGTGAGAACTTTTAATTATTTCTCTACAGCACTGCATAATACTAACATTGTTAATATTTAGTTTTTTTTTAATAGTTGTAGCACTATCCCATTCTTTAATAAAGTTACCTTGCAAATCATATTGAATAATAGGTTTTCGGGATTTATAATTTGGTTTATTAATTTTAATATTTTTAATTTTTTCTCCAAATCCTTCAGGTTTAGGTTTTGAATTAGCTTGACTTATCTTTTGTTTAGTAAAAACGCTTCTTTTAATTCCTATAGGGCCTTTATTATTTTTATTAGATTGGCTTATTTTTTGTTTAGTATAGGTACTATGTTTTCTCCCTAGACCAAAGCCTTGAGGTTTAGGAGCGCCTCCTAAAGGACCTCCTCCTCCTTTATTTTTGTTTTCTAAAACAAACCCCGATTGTATAAATTGTTCTATCCAATAGGATTCCCTGCGTTTCCATTTATCCTTTTTAACTTCTTCTATAATAACCATTTTAACAGATTCTTCTCTTTCAAATTTATGTTGTTTTTCTCTATTTTTTGGATTAATAGTTTTACCTACATAAAAAGGAATATTATCACCTTTATGAAGATAGTATATTTTTATTGTTTCTATATCGTTGTTTTGCTTTTTCATCTTCTTGTTTTTTATTTTTCCAATAATATTTTTTACTCCATTCTTTTTGGGCTTGAATTTTTTCATCCTTAGTAAGATATTTTTTAATTCTTCCCATCAATTATAAATATTATAAAACTTAAAAAACTAACAAAAAAACTAACAAAATCTAATCTTCTTTTTTAAGATTAATTAAATGAGAATGTATTTTTTTTCGATAAGATTCATCTGTTAAGTAAAGATGGATAGATCGGTCTGTTAATTTTTGTAGTGAAAATTTATATCTCACACATGAAATTTTAAATTCTTCAAACAAGTCGCTTTGCACCTTTACGCTTGTTAGTATTTTTTCTGCTTTTGTACTCATAATTTTTATTTTTAGATAACGTATATTTGAATATACATATTGTTAAAATTTTAAAGAATTGATTGTTTATTACAAAGATCAGATCTATTGTTAAAAGGACACCACTTACAGTGTTCTGATGGTTGAGGTTGGTGATCTGTGTCTTTATGTTTACTAGCGGGATTAAAGCATTCTTCTATAAAATTTTCTACTAACCTAGCAGAATAATTCATGCTATTTTTTCCGTCTGATGGTTTAAATGTTTGTATTCTTGATTGAGGAAATTCGCTTTGCTCCCAAATTTTACGTTTTACTATAAAAAATTCAATATTTATTTGTTCAACAGGGATATTATATTGTTGAGCAAAAAATCTTTTATAAAATAATAATTGAGATGTTTTTACTTTATCTTTTTTATGCTTATCACCCCAAGAACCAGTTGATGTTTTTATATCGTAAATATAAAATTTATTTGAGTGTTCGTTGTATAATACGAGATCGATATAGCCTTTGTATATTACGTTAGAAAAACGGGGTAAAGGCGAAACCACTAATGGTATCTCACATCCTACTAAGTGCCAATGTCTTTTACTAAAATATGCTCCTTTTTTCTTTTTAAGAAAATCTAATATAGCTACTCCGTCTTCATAAAATTCACCCATTTCTGCTGGGTCACTAAAATGAACTTTTTTATTATTTTTATAATCTTTTAAATAATTTTCTGAGAATCGGGTTTTGAAGTAAGTATTTAAGTCTATTTCATCGGCTGTTTTAGCATTATTTTCATATAAAACTGTTAGATAATGTTGAATAGCTTCGTGAATTGAAGTTCCAAAAGTCATATGAATTGAATAGTCTGTTATCCCATGCCCATCTCTATATTGTAATGCCCATTTTTTAGGACATTGATAATAGGTTTGAATTTGACTAAAAGATATAGTTTTTTGAGTAGCATAATTTATCTCAGAAACTTTATATTTTTTAATCTCTTTTAGTATTTGTGGGATTTTATTTGCCACTTAGAGTTTGTTTTAATTTTTCTAGATATAAAATACCATCATGAAGTTCTTCTTGGATATGTATAATCCAGTCTACTACTGATAAGTCAGTTCTATCTAAGTCAGTTCCGTATTTGTTTTTACCAAATTTAGCTCTAGTAACAAATTTATCTACAATTGTATCTACAATAGAATCTGTTACTTCTATTTCTCTAGTTTTATTTTGTTGCATCTTCTTTGTCATATAACTCTTGGAATTCTTCTCTAAGTTCTTTAGGTAATAACTCAATTAATATTTTACCGGTTTTTATATCAAAAAATACAGGTATAGGGATAACCCCGTCTTCAGCCGTACCCGCAATAAATTTTGATACCTTACGTAATATTATGCCCTCTTGAAACACCATATTACCTTCGGGTGATTTAATAGGAGTTGTAGTTTTAATGTCAATGTTAAGTTGTTGTTGTTTATTCATAGTTTTGTAAATTTATAGTTTCATATTCACCAGTCATTATATTAATATAAATTAAAGTTTTATAAAAGCCAAGAGATTCTATTTGAAACCAGCATTTTGGATGTAATTTATAATTTATATGAGATCCAGTAACATAGTTATTATGATTATCTAAAATAATTAAGTGTATATAAGAATTAGAATTATTTTGTATAAAGATTTTATTATCTTTAAGCTTAAATTCAACATTATTTAATAATCCTAATTCTTGACATTTTTGTAAATAAATTTTTTTATCATTTACATAATTAATAAGACCTACATCAAACAAATAGTTTAATATATAAAAATACTCATTATATAAATCAGTAGCAGTACCATTTAAGTGAAGTATTTTTAATTGAGATATATCTATATTTTTAGGATCAATTGTTCTATAATCAGCCCTATTCATTGTTATCGGATTAATATTATACCTATAATCTAATACATAGTCTTTATCTAAAAGTTCATTAACATTATCACATATATTATATGTTTCAAAATTATAATTAGAATTTAGCTGTTTTAATATTAAGTTTGTTATAGGTATTTGTTCACAAGGTCCTATAAAATTAGAATCATTTATAAACTTTTGTTGAGAAAATATACTAATCCATTCTTTAGAAAAAAAATCAAAATTGTTATATAAAGAACGCATAGGATAATAAATAACACCACCATTTATTAAATTTAACCAATCCCAATGCCCCCAATATCTCCCCTTAATTTGATTGCTTAAAAATAATTCATCTAAGTTTCCTAAACATATTGTATCTGTATCCACCCATAATACATTACAACTATAATTAAGATTTTTTATTCGAATCATTTTATCAAAATACATATCTGCTGTATTTTCTATATGTTCATCTACATAGTCTATTATAAATTGAGTATTTGGATTAAATTTTTTATAGCTATCAACACAATATTTTAATAACTTTAAACGATTTTCTTTATTAGTATCCCCCCCATCATAAGATTTTAGATTACTATAAAAAACAGTATAAATGCAATTCATAATATTTTTAATTTATAGATTCGTATTCAATTGTTTGTATTTCTCGGCAAAAATATAATATGCCTTCTTTTCTAAATGTGTGGGAACATAACCAAAGATCTTTTAATTCATTAACCATTTCACTAGGTAATGTTTTTAATTCTTTTATTGTTCTGTATATTTGGTAGTAATTGTTATTTGCTTCTATCAGTTGTCCTAGATTCATTAAATTTTCGTTTGACTTGTTCTGAAATTGGTATAGGACCACCTTCATCATCTACTCTAACAAATGTCATAGATGTAGTTAATATAATAACCTCTTCTTCTTTAAACACATTATATGACCTAACCTCAACATCAAATGTAGCTGATGTGGTTCCTAGATCATTTAATCGGCTATATATTTTAAGTAATGAACCTTCTTTAGCAGATTTTTTAAAGATACATTTATCAATAGCTATTGTAACCATATTTTTGGAATGGCATACTTCCATAGCATAAGCAGCTACAGCAGCATCTACCCAAGATAATAATTTACCTCCAAATAGGTTTCCGTGAAAACCTAAATCCATTTTTTTAATTGGGTGTGTAGCTAAGAGTTTCATTTAAATTGTATAATCTCCGTATATCGAGTATTTTTTTGGCTCAGGATCAGGTTCTGTTGAATTTTTAATAGCATATAATTTACTATTCATAGGCTCAAGTCTATATGCTATTGGTTTTAAAGTTGCCATTTCAAAATAAGCATTTAGAGTATCCGTGAGCGACGGATAAACTTTTTCGTCACCTACTAAAGACCATCTGTCGCCCGGCGGAACTCTCTCAGCTATTAGGATATTTGTTTCTTTTATCATTACGATAAAATTAATACATTCCTCCTAGATCTCCAAATTCATTATTAGAAGTTTTCTTTTCTTCTAGTTCTTCTACAATAGCTACTTCGGTTAATAGGATTGTACCCGCAATTGAAGCTGCATTTTCTAAAGCACATCGAGTTACTTTAGATGGATCAATAATACCTGCTTCTTTCATATTGACAAAAACTTCTGTTTTTAGATTAAATCCATCCCATGTTCTAGTAGGATTAGCTTGATTAATTAATCCATAACATTCACTATCTGAGTAGCCAGCATTTTTAAGAATTTTCATAAATGGAGCAAAACATGCTTTATGAACAATATTTTTTCCGATATGAATGTCGCTATCTAACTCTTCTCGAGTTTTAGTAATAGCTTCTTTAGCATAAAGTAAAGCTGCTCCCCCACCAGGTACAATCCCCTCTTCAATAGCTGCTTTTGTAGCATTGAGGGCATCATCTACCCGATCTTTTTTTTCCTTTAATTCAGCTTCGGTATTTCCACCAACGTGAATAACGGCTACTCCTCCGACCAGTTTCGCGAGCCTTTCTTGAAGCTTTTCGCGCTCATAGGGCGATTGGGCTTTTTCAATTTGAAGTTGTAATTCTTCGATTCTTCCATTAATTGTTTCTTCTGAACCTTTGCCATCGACTATTGTTGTTTCTTCTTTTGTTATTGTTACTACTCGGGCTTCACCAAACCATTCCCAATTAAATTTGTCTAGCTTCATCCCCTTATCGGTACTAAATACTTGACCTCCTGTTAAAGTTGCTAGGTCTTCTAAAATTAATTTTCTTCGGTCACCAAAATCAGGAGCTTTAATAGCACAAACTTTAATTGTGCCTCTCATTTTATTTACAATAAGTGTTGCTAATGCTTCACCTTCAACATCTTCTGCGACAATTAGTAATGATTTATTTTGGGCAGATACTGCTTCTAAAATAGGAAGCAATTCTTTTATTTGTGTAAATTTTTTATCAGCAATTAAAACTAAAGTATCATTTAACACGCAAGACATATTACTATTATCTGTAACAAAATATGGAGATTTAAATCCCCTATCAATTTGCATACCTTCTACTGTTTCAAGATATGTTTCACCTGTTTTAGATTCTTCAATAAATACAACACCTTCACGCCCTACTTTTTGCATTGCAGTAGCAATTAATTCTCCTACTTCAGAATCATTATTAGCAGAAATAGTAGCAACCTGTTTAAGTTGATCTTCGGATGAAATTTCTTCAGCAATATCTTTACGTAAAGAATTAACAACTTCTTTTACAGCAACATCAATTCCTCTCTTAATTTCAACAGCATTAGCTCCATTATTGAGATATTTTAACCCAGAATTAACCATTTCTTGTGCTAATAAAGTAGCAGTTGTAGTACCATCTCCGGCGGCATCTGCTGTTTTAATAGCAGCTTGTTTAACTAATTCTGCTCCTAAAGATTTAATAGGATCTTTTAGTAAAATAGATTTTGCTACTGTTACTCCATCTTTAGTAGATAAAGTAGAATGTCCGTCCGAATAAAGAACGTTACGGCCGTTTGGTCCTAATGTCGCAGTTACCGCGTCTGCTAACGTATTTACCCCATCCGAAATCTTTTTTCGGGCATCGGGTCCAAATTCAATTATTTTATTTTTCATATTATTCTTCAATTAATTTACTAAGTACTTGATTTTCTGGGCCTATCCAGTATTCTTCACCTTTATATTCTAGTTTACTAAAACCCATAGTAGGTAATACTACTACATCTCCTTCTTTAAGGAGAGTTTCAATCCAAACCCCTGTAACTGAATAGTACCCGGGGCCAACAGCTATAACTTTGCCTAATTTATTTTTTTCATTTCCTAGGTCAGGAACAATAATATTGCCGTAAGTGGTTTCTTCCCCTTCATAGGGTTTTACAATAACGGCATTGTAAAGTGCTTCTAATTTCATAATTCTATTAAATTTTTAATTGTTTGTTTTATTTGTTTCCATTCTGTAATGTATTCTTGAATGCTATTAAAGTTTTCTTTTTGTTCTACTTTTAATTTAGCAATAGTTTCTAAACAAGCTCCAAAACTAGAATAATGACCTTTTGCTTTTTGATATTGTTTAATACTACCCCCAGATGAACTTACGTTTTCAAAGACAGTATAACAATATTGATCCTTACTGATATAGAAAGGTTCAATTAAAGGATCACTAATAGTAGTGATGGAATCAGATTTTGTTTTTCTTTTATTCATAACTTTTTATTTTTAAAATTGCAACTTAAGGGCGCGGGTAATTATTTTATTTTCAAAACTTTTGGTTTAGCTTCTTCAGCAAATGGAATTCGAATTACTAATAATCCATTTTCCATTTGAGCATCGGCTTTTGATAAATCAAACTTAGACGCAACTTTATAACCTAAATTAAATGAACGCTTAGCAATTCCTTTATAGATATAACTTTCTTGGACTTTATCGTCTTGTTTATCATAAATAATTTTTAGGATGTCTCCTTCAATTTTAAGTTCAACATCACTTTTAGTTAATCCCGTACAGGCTATTTCAAAGCATAGCCCTTCTTTAGTTTCATAAATGTCTACAGGATGGGAAATTTTGGCATTTATTGCCGGTTGGAAGTCTAGTTCAGACTTGAAGAAATCTCTAAATAAGAGATCAAATGGTGAGAGGTGTCTCTCGAAAAATAGTGTACTCATATCACATTAAATTTTGTGCTGTCCGAAGATCAGCGGGTTAAACATTAATTTTATTTGTAGCGCCCTTAAGTTGCTCATATTATAAATATACGAAATTATTTTTCTCTTGCCACGAGATAATAAACACTCTTTAAATTTTCTTTATAAAATTCTAACTTCATTAATCCTTCGGTTGTAATACATATCTTTCCATAATCTATATCTTTATTATTACTCAATATATTTTTTAGTAAATCAGAATTGTAATACATTCTAAATACTTTACTTGAGTTTTCAAAGGTTGCGTGTGGAATAAAATAAGATGTTTTATTTCCATATTCAATATTACCACCAAACTCAAATTGTATTTGGTCATCTTCTGCTATCCCCATACACGAATTAACAGCCACCGTATCACTTTCTGGTAGTGCGGATTTAGCTTTAATTAGAGCTTGAATTGTTTCGGGCTCAAGGTTAGCTTGGATTCCGTATTGGATTTCTCCTGTCATTTCTCCTGCTTTAGGAATTATCATTAAATCAGCTAAAGCATAGTCTACATTAAATTGGTTATCTGAGATAACTAACTTAGTTGGGATATTTTTGTGTTTTTGGTAATCAAGTTTTACATCGCGTCCTAATATAGATATTAATTTATTAAGTTTAGTAGTATCACTAATTGCAATTATAGAATCTTCTAATTCAATATCATCGTATTCTACTTTACCTATCATCTCGCGAGTAGGAGAAGCAAAATTAATAATAAGATGATTATCTTGAATAGTCCATTTTACAGATTCGTTTAGACCTCCTAAATAATATTTTGAA